GTATCAAGTGACGGTACATCAGTAGGTAGCGTAACAGTTACAAACACACTAACTGCTACAACACCTCTACTAGTTGATATCAACACTCAACTACCAACAGGCACATACACAATCATTGCTTACACTGGTACAGTACCAGCAGCAACATTGACAACTGGTACAAACGTATCAGGCAGAACAGTGACATATGCTTGGGTAAACGGTACAGGTTTGAGAATGACTGTAGCATAACGGAGGAAACTCCTCTATCAAAGGGCCCTTTAGGGGCCCTTTGTCATAAATAATAGTAACTCATGGTGAGTTTATGCTGTATCTAATCCCACAGCGTAGGAGCTAGAACCTCCATAGGACTTCTTTAAGGAGAAAACAAATGGGTCGTCCAATTAAATCAATCAAAACAGGTGGCGCTACAGTAGGCTACAACAATACATTCAGTACACCTGGCTCAACCGGTCCTATCGCCGGCATCGTCGGTGGTAACACTGGTACAGGCGGTAATCAAATCGTTGCTCGTGTAAAAATCGGCGCTAATGCTGAAGCTAACGGCTTCATCGTTCGTCAAAAAGGTGCTCGTAAGTTCTTAGTTAGTGATGGTACTAACGAAGGCGTATGTGTACTAGCTAACACAGCAGACGGTTCACTAGCTAACGATACAATGACTATCACTGCTACCCTAGCTGACGCTTCAACAGTTCGTCTATCAAAGATCGGTGCTCACTCAGGTGCTGACTTTGCTGGTAACGGTTACAACTTGACATTCGGTGCTGCGGCAGCCGCTGTAAACGCCGCTCAAGTTGACGGTACACGCTACCCAGTAGCATCAGTCGCTACAGCCTAATACGCTCAACGACATAACAAAGGGACCTTGCGGTCCCTTTTTATATTGAGTCAAGTATCATTGTTATCTTCTGTTGAATGATGGGATACTGTAGGGTAGAATACAGGCCTGAATGTAGAGGCTTAGGATAAACATCAAGGTTCGACCAGCAGTAAGCAATATGTTCATCGTTTAGAATAGGCACAAACTCATTCGGCACTAAGCAAAAGAAAGTATGATAGACAAAGCGATTGTCGTTGCTATGATAGCAGTCGATAGGAATCAATTTAGACCATCGCGGCCAAAAGCCAATCTCTTCAGTACACTCTCTCATTAGTGCATCCTTTAGAGACTCATTCTCCTCAATTTTACCACCTGGCAAACCCCAAGTCTGCTCCTTTTGATTACGGAGCATATAGAGAACTCGCTTAGTGTTCTTAGAGAAGAACATTACGCCAACAGCATTGATTGATTTCTTTTCCATTAGATAATAACTCTCCACTGGCCTTGGTCGTAATAGCCAGTGTAACTCTGACGCCAGATACCGTTGTTGTTTCGATACTGAATGCCAGTGTTACTATTTACTACATATTCTTCCATGCCAGTAGAATTGTTCTCATAATCGATGACCCAACCATCAGCAGTAAAGCGTAGTTGAGTATTATTAGGGAAGTCAACGGTAATAGGAGCGTCGATAACGATTTGCTTTGTATTATAGTCTACGCTGATTACGGTGCCAACAGCGCCACCGTTGGTAGCAAAAGTAACAACTGCGCCCTCAACGACACCAGCGACATCCTTTAGTAGTAGAGTAGCAGTGCCAGATGGATTGAATTCAGTAGATACAGTATTAGTGATTGTGCCGTACTGAATGATATCATTAGCACTAGCGCCCTCAGTTAGACCTACCCAGTTACTTGGATAAGTGATAACGCCATTCAAGCGGCCAGAAGCTGTGCTTGAATTGTTTAGTGTATAACTCTTAGCTGTGATAGTAATACCACTACCATATAATCTTATTGGCGTATTGTCTACTGCAGAGAATGACTTTGCTCGATTAGCACTACCAATGTTCTGTGAGATACTTACACGATATGTACCAACACCACCACTGCCAGTAACTACAGCAGTCACAACAGTACCATCAGCCACGAATGAACCGCTAATAGCCATACCAACGCTGATAGTAGCAGTGCCACTCGTGATAGTAGCAACAGTTAGTAAGTCATCTTTGATAAAGCCATTGAATGATACTGTGCCTGGTGATGGTATACCGTTAGGAGCTTCAATCTCGTAAACGCCCTCAGCACCATATGTGCCGCCTATCTGTGAGGCGATTAGAGTACTGAATGGTAAGCCACCGCCAGATAGTTCTACGCCTGGGATAAGTTCACCGCTAATCATCTCAACTACGGTCAATCTTGTACCATCAAAATAACCCAAGAACTCAATAGTGCCATCACCGATAGCAGTGAGACTTGTAGTGCTCAGAGTGTATGTGAACGAATTGTAGGAAACAATATAGGTATCACTAGCAATGCCTGGACCACTAATAGTCATACCAACTTGAAGAGCAGGACCAGGTGGAATAATAGTAAGTGTGTTGCCATTGATGTAGCCAACAGCAGTCTCTTCATTCACAGCAGTAATATAAGTGCCAGTAGCAACACCAGTACCAGTGATACTCATGTTGATTGGGTTTTCTAAGTTAGTGCCACTACCACCAACTATACCAGTAACAGTTAGAGTAGTACCGTTGATAAGGCCACGTAAGCCGATAGTATCGTACAGACGCTGACGAGGAATGTCTTTTACAATAAGATATCGTTGAGCGGCCGCGACCGCTGGCAATCCATTACCAGGGAATTTTAGTATCGGGTCGATAACACTATCAACAGCAGTCAGAGTATTCTGTGGTAGAGTCTCTGGGTCAATAGTGAAAGTAAGCAAGCGGTCATCATCTGGATCAAAATCAATAGTACCGATAATCTCAGTACTCATGTATTCATTCTCAAGAGCAATCTGACTTACACCAGGTCTGACTTTACCGTACATATTTAGAATAGAACTCCAATAGATACTAGTATCAGGACCACCTGTGATGTTATTGAAGTTATCATTATCACTACCAGGCTGACTTGCTGGTAGAATCTGTAGTTTGCTACCAGATAACAATAGCTGATAGCCATACGGTGTAATCTTTTGGCGAGTACCAAGTAGCAGGTCTTCGTTTTCGATATCTACGAGAGTACTGCCCTTGTGGATAGTTGAAATAATCTTTTGAATGATGCCCAACTTTGTAACTTTGATAGGACCACTGATCCAGATAGGCATCCAAAACTTCCAGTTAGTAACTTCGATTGAGTTACTTGTGCCCTGTGGAATTGTTTTGCTGTTGTATGTGAGGCCATCTTGATAAACTACTGATAGGTTAGTCCAGTCAACAAAGTTATCGTTACTACGAATCTCAAGACTAGGGTTGAATAAGATGCCTAGCTGTTCGATAATCTCTAAACGTTGTTGCTCACTAGTAGCCCAGATATCTACAGATAGACGTAGAGTATATGGCACTGGCATTAGGCGATGTACAGTAAAAGCATTGCCTTGAGTAGTTTCAAATTGGCCCGTTTCCTGATTGAAATAACGCTGACGAACTGTACTCTTGTCTTGGAAGTTAGGTTCTTGAGTTCTTCGCTGGTCATACTCTAGACCAGCGATATAGATAGAAATAAGTGGAGCACTTAGTAGCGTATTACTACTGTTGTTATTGACGACCGTAGCAGCCTGGCGGGACGCATTGCCGAAAACGACGGGTACACGATGTAAGATAGGGTTGCCTTGAGGGTCACTGCCAAATTGTACATCCACATGGCTAAAGATCGCCGCGAACTGCTGAACGAAGCGTCTTACCTGGGAGTCATAGAAATACTGCATGAGATTATCCTGTTTATCTTTATTTATCGTGCTATATGAGCGAAGCTAAGTAAGACACTATGTATATCACACTAACAAACGCAAGTCCAGCGTTCAAGGGACAAAAAGTAGCCATCGACGCTAAGGTCGTTATCTCTGTATTCGCTAACGAGGTCACTCGTGAAGATGAAACTAAAGAGGAAGTCACGTTTATCTTCTGCCCACCCCACGGTACATGGGAAGTAAGCGAGACCGTCGAAGAAGTCGTAGCCCAGCTAAATCAGCAGTAATTAGTCTGGTTGAATTCTCATACCGTCGGATAAACTCTGACGACTTGGTATAGTTGAGCCATCGGCCAACGTCACTGTACCAGTATTATTCAAGAAGCCAGCCTTCTGGTTAGTACTACCAGCGCCAAAGCCAGGCGTTGTTTGAATATTCTCACTAATCTGTACCCATAGCTGACCACTCCATCGGAATAGCTTCTGTGGAGAATAGTCTGTTCGTAGGAAGTAATCTCCCTCTGTTGGATTGACTGGGAACACGATACCCTTTCCTGTTGGCTCTCCGTTTGGCGCGGTACCATCGCCTGCTCCGACTGTTGCTGTGTAGCCAAAGTTACGTGGGCTAGCACGACGAATGAATTGGAATCTAGGATCAGCATCAGAACGATAGGACATCTTACTGGTGGCTTCACCTAGAACATCATACTTGACTTGTAAGCCAGTCAAATCTGGCAAGTCCATCTTCGTGCCACTGCTTACTCGAATCTGATTCTTATCTACATCAATGCCAGTAATCTTTGTGTTAGGAGCAAAGATATCATAGCTTCTATTACCTATCCAATGTGTGCCACGAATCTTATCACCAACAGCTAGACCGTCAACAGAGATAAGTGGAATAAAGAATGAGTTTGCTGGTAGTGCGTTGCCATCAGCAGTAGATACGGTCACATAGTAGTTAGAGAAGTCATAAGCAACATCAACTTGTAGACCATCTGGAATAGAAATCAATGTATTGTTTGTGACTGTGACTGTATTATTAGTGCGGTCAAGCCTAGTAATTCTTGTGCCATCTGGCAGTGCTTGTTGAACAGTACCATTAGCAGTTGTAACAGCAATACGAATTAGAATACCAACAGACACATCACTAGGGATGCTCAATACACGAATAACATTAGTCAGTGCTGCCGTTGGTCTGGTAGTCATTGCTGAGTTGATATACTGGTCAGCGGTAGCATAGACGTTATCACTAGTACCATATGGCCCAGTAACTTTATTGCCTAAGTTGAGAGTAAGAACCTGATCACCAAATACACGACCACTCTTAGTATCATTCTTACTAGCGGCAGTAACACCGGTACTTAGAACAACACGATGGCCTGGTTGAATCTGAGAATTTTTGAAACGAATAACCGTGCTAGGTGTTTTGTAACGAGCACTCTGAACAACAGTAAGAGTGCCTGGCCCAAACTGAGTACCGCCATCTCTTCTTCGGATATTGATAGGTATCTGTGGAGTATTGTCGCTTGAGGTAGGAACAATATACAACTGACTACGGTCAACGCCGGTACTAGGAACAACACGAGCAGCCTCAGCGATAACAGCATCATTGATGGAGATATTCTTATTGTAGTTACTGATAAGGTCTTTGAGTGAACTACCAGCATCAATCATCCAATACGCTGTATCAGTAGGCAGAGTGCCGGCTGGTGGCAACTTACTAGCATCAGCAACAGTATAGTTCTTACCACCATATGAAACAACATAGCCAAATGTGTAAGCTGTATCTTTGTTCCAGTCACCCATAAAGTTATCAACATTAGTAGGCTTGTTGAGAATGTCGCTAAACTCACGACTGTTGACTAGCGGCTCACATTTCACACGCCATAAGTGTGGGTACCATGTTTGTGAGAAACCTTCACTAGCATAGTTAGCATCTGTAATCTGATAGTAACGACGAAGACCAACAGGGATAGTGTCGTTGAGTGGGTGATAGTCAGTTAAGTGTGGTAGTTCAAACACATCGCCCACCATCAACTTACGACCAATCAAGTCAATCATTTCATTGAAGTGAACAGTAACGAAAATAACATCATTGGTTAGAAACAAACCAAACTGAGTCAAGTCAAAGTCTAAATTCTGTACATTGTAGTGACCACGTAGACGGTAAATGTCAGGACTATAACTACGGTCACGATTCTCCATGAATAGCAAGTCTTGAATGACTGTAGGATCAGGTTTAGTAATCTGAGGTTGAGTAAGATCACGACTGGAGCCAGTATCTTTTGGGCCTAAGTATTTGTGAATAAGTAAGTCCGTACCGCCAATCCAGAATTGCTCCTTGATTGTACGGTCTAGGAACTTGTAGTTATTGGATTTGACTGGGTTATAAAGCGATAAACGTGGCATAGTCTTGTATTTATCCAAAAACAGTTGACCAAGAGCCTGATCTGAGATACAATACACTTTCACATAACCCAATACCACCCATGGCAACCAAAAAACAAATCACAAAAACAACTGTAGTTGATACTGGTAAAGCCGGAAACAACCGAGCCATCTTCAAAGAACTACGACCTAGTGCTCTCGAAACCAAATACACAGGCTCAGAGCCACTTTTCGAGTTCCAGCCATCCGATGATACTCGCGCTGGTCAGTTAGTTCGTGCCTTCAACTGGTACAGTCGCTATTATGGCGCCAAAGATGCTAAGAAGATGTTTATGGATTATCTTGACGCCAACGGCCAAGATACCCTAGCTAAGAAAATGAACCGAGTGCCTGACTCTGAGGTACTAACTACATACGGTTGGTTAGCCAGACTAGCTAATCGAGGTCTACAACTTACAATTAAAGAGCAGGAACGCCTCGACAATGAAGTTTCTAGACTACTAAAGCTATCAGTCAAGCAAGTTGAAGGTGTAGTAGAAGAAAAGCCGACGTCAAATCGCCCATCTATTCAAGACATTATGAAAGAACGAGCAAGTGAAGCTCAAGGTGAACTTGAGGGCTTCTTCGATGACTTCTTACTCGCTGATTTGAAGATTCCTAGTGATAAGCGAGTAATCAAAGAGCTAAGTGAGCGTAATGTAATGCCACAGCACATTCATATATTGACTGCTATCTGGAACAGGCGTGTTGCTGAGTTTACTGAAGCACTTGATTCTAAGGATCCACAAATCAAAGAAGGCTACGGTCATTGGAACAAGACTCAACTAAAGAACATCATCAAATTCTGTGAAGCTATCATCGCTGACCTCAATGGATATGCTTCTATCAAGAAAACAGCTAAAGCACCACGTGCTCGTAAGGCAGTTCCAGTTGAGAAAGTCGTCAAGAACTTGAAGTACCTCAAGAAGTTCGAGGACGCTACTAACAAACTCAAGCTCGAAAGCATTTCACCGACTAAGCTACACGGTGCTAGTGAGTGCTGGGTTTATAACACCGCTAATCGTAAGCTAACACACTATATGGCAGACGACTATGCTAAGACATTCACGGTCAAGGGTAATTCTATTCTTGGCTTTGATAAAGTAAAGTCTGAGACTAAGACACTCCGCAAGCCGGCTATGCTAACTGAGTTCATGAAGGTAGGCAAACCAGCGAAGCGTTCACAGTTCAAAGACTTGACTACAACCGCGACCGAGCCTAATGGCCGGTTCAATGAAAATATGATTATTCTACAGGCATTTTAAAATGATTGACTTAACAAAATATAAAGACTTCGTGGAGGTGGTGACCAGTGACGCAAGTAACAATACCGACACGTTCATCAACAGAGTAACAGAACTATCTGCTACCGGCGTAAACATCCCTTTACTAATCACGGCATACACTGGACTAGCGGCAGAAGGCGGCGAGTTTGCTGAGATTCCAAAGAAGATCATCTTTCAAGGCAAACCACTAGATGATGCGGCTATCTTTCATATGAAGCGTGAATTGGGTGATGTAATCTGGTACTGGGTAAATGCCTGCCGAGCCCTGAATCTAGACCCAAATGATGTGGTTGCTGAGAACATCAAGAAGCTAGAATCTCGCTACCCAGGTGGAAAATTCGACGCTCATTACTCAGAGAACAGACAGGACGGAGACCTATAAACGATAAATACCCTACTAACCCTAGGGTATTTTTACATGGCCACTCTACAAGAACTCAAACAACAACTATTCAAAAACGTCGAACTCCGCCTAGGTGGCGGTATGATCGACGTTGAACTCGATCCAGAGCACTACGAAGCAGCCTATCAGTATGCTCTAGCAACTTACAGGCAGCGCGGCGCTAATGCCTATGAGGAAAGTTATAACTTGCTGACCATCGACAAGGATAAGACTACCTACATTCTACCTCAAGAGATTACTCGTGTTCGTCAAGTGTTCCGTAGAACGGTTGGTATGGAAACCGGTCCAGGCGCTACCTCATTCGACCCATTTTCATCAGCCATTCTAAACACATACTTACTCAACTACAACTACAGTGGTGGCTTAGCAACATATGACTTGTACAGCGGCTACATTGAACTAACTGCTCGTATGTTTGGTGGATACATTATTCACACATTCAATCCTGTTACTAAGGAACTAAAGTTTGTTCGTGATTTCAAGGGTAATGGTGAACAAGTGCTTATCTGGACGGACAATATGAAGCCAGAGATTATGCTCTTACAAGACCCATCAATCGGCAACTGGATTTACTCATGGACAATCGGTCAATGTAAGATGATGCTAGGCGAAGCTCGTGAAAAGTTCGGCACAATCGCTGGACCAGGCGGCGGCACATCACTAAACGGCACTGCTCTCAAAGCAGAAGGCGCCAAAATGCACGAAGACCTCCTACTAGAACTCAAAACGTATGTTGATGGTTCAATGCCACTTACCTGGGTTATAGGCTAATGAGAGCAAAGCAATTCGTCACTGAGCTATTCAACGCCGCTAGTACTGTTTCTTGGAGACACGAACCGCAGACTACTTCACAAGGTAGTCAGCGAGGCAAGTACAGAGCTACGGTGGTCAATGGCAACATCAATCTCGAAGTCACCTTCTCTCAGTACGATGGTGAAGAAGAAAACGGCAGTGCCCAGTATGAACTATCATTCCAGCGCAATGGTAGCGAACGAGTAACTGGCGAAGGTGACGCCCAGCGAGTATTTGCAACAGTACTAACAGCTATAGACCAGTTCATCAAGCACGTAGATCCGTATGCTATCGTATTTTACGCCGACTATGAAACTGACGACCGTGATGCCGCTCGTGATCCTTATGCTAGAGCGAGACTATACAAGCGAATGTTAGACCGATATGTTGACCGTAACAAGTACGAGGCATATGCCAAAGATGTAGGCGGCCAAGTCAGGTTTATTGTTCAGATGCCGTTGCCATTACACGGCAGTCATTCTGGCTATGTTCGTAAAGGTCATATTGGGCCAATGAAATAATACCAAAGGCACTTGACTAACGAGTGCCTTTTTGCTATCATAGCCCTATGTCTAATAAAATCGTTGTAGTCTCAGGACTAATCGGCAGTGGCAAGGACACTATTGCTGATTACTTATGTACCGTCCATGGTTTCAAACGCCTATCATTTGCTAGTGCCCTTAAAGATGCCGTCTCCGCAGTCTTTGGCTGGGACAGAGAACTCCTAGAGGGTTCAACAAAACACAGCCGAGAGTGGCGTGAACAAGTAGACCCGTGGTGGAGTGAGCGACTGGGTATACCGCATCTAACACCACGCTGGGTCCTACAATACTGGGGCACTGATGTACTCAGAAAAAACTTCCACGATGATATTTGGATTGCCTCAGTAGAGCATAAGCTACTCAACGTCAAGGATGATATCGTTATTACTGACTGTCGCTTTCCTAATGAACTGGCGGCTATCAAACGAGTAGGTGGTCTGACTATTCGTGCCAATCGTGGACCACTTCCTGACTGGCACGATGCTGCCATTTCTTACAATCGGGGTGAACGTGGTAATCTTGAATGGGCTACCAGCAAGCGTAATCTAGACCAAGCAGGAGTTCATGCTAGTGAGTATAGTTCAGTTGGCTTAGTATTCGACTACAATGTAGATAACAACGGCACCATCGATGAGCTACATCAGCAAATCAATCAGGTGTTAGGTCGCCGATTCTCCATGTAAACATCTTGCGCTTGACCTCTTCTACACAGCATAGACAAACGCTTCGTAGATTGGTCAT